GAGCCTACAAAGCAACGTCTGTTGAAACATTACTTTAAATGCAACAGTCAATCAATTCGGATTCAAATTTCAAAGATCAATCGTTTATGCCGTTCGAAAACCAAACCTCAATCGAGTTTTCAAATGCAGAGGGAAGCAAGCTCTCTATACTTCCCTATCATGTTATCTCGTAGCGACCATGAATAACCGCAGTCAATCCATGTACGAGATACCTAGACACTAAAAAGCCTCGTACCCTTTTACAGGTACGAGGCTGTGACGCTTTAGTTATGTTTACTTAATGCTGTGAAGAATAGACTTAGCTCTCATCAAGTTATCTTCTATCTTCTTTACCTCCTTCCATGTCTTCAAGTCCTTGTCGTTCTTTTGGGCTACCTCTTTAGGAATTAACATCCATGCTTTAGCTTTACCTTCAAGGTGGACTCGACCAGTATTAACTAATGTAGGATCAACTTCCGTTTTCAACTGAGGTTGTCCGTTTAGTTTAGACTTCATGTCAGACTTTAGTTCATTAATTACTAGTTCAATGTTTTTTGTTTTCACTGTATTTTATTTTCTAATGTTAGGATTTAAATAAGTCTTATGACTTACACTATATAGTTGTTGTTATAGCCACCACGGGGGGAGGGGGGAGTCCCCCTGCCTTGTGCGTGATAGGTAGTCATTGTCTGTAAAAATTTCCCGTATTTTCATAGTATACGTATAAAATAAGGCCCGTAAGTCGCGGTTTTAATGGGGGTACCTGCCTGAAACAAAATGACATAAACTTCTGTCACAAAGGGCAAAGACGCCAAAAAAAGGGTAGGCAAGTTTTTAATCGGCATCTTTAGGGTGGGGGATGGTGGGGATGTGGTGGAGATGTTTTGAACCATCCCCACCACGACCAAAACACTTACACTCAAGGACTTAAAGGGTGGTGGTGGAGATGGTGGAGATGTTTTTACCTAAAAGTATAGAAGATAAGAATCATCATATTGCCCCACCCCTGTTAAACCCGAAAACCGGAAACTCACCAGAAAAAGTTTTTTTCCAAAACATCTCCACCATCTCCACCACTTTATTGTAAGACCTTTGTTTTCAATGACTTAAGGTGGTGGAGATAGCGAAAAACCATCTCAACCATCCCCACCACTCAAATAATCCAATCCTCAGGCCCTTGATCTTCGTCTTTTTTGTCTTCTTCACGCCATTCAAATGGCTCTTCGTAGAACTCGTAATAAATGTATCTAACAGCAGCCCTTATTGACGGAAACAATGCCACGGGGTTTTTGCCCCAAAATAACGCCACCTCCCCGAAAGGAGCTTCATACATTTTAGCTTCTCCACATATTGCTATTAACTTAGGCATTTTCCCGGCCATGGGATAATATACCCTACAAGCAAAGCTTTAGCCCATGTATTCTTTAGAAACGCCCTTAAAAACACGCTGGTTTTGTCTAAAAGCTTCATTTGTAATGACTTTCGCCAAAGAGTCTAAAACATGGCTTCTTATAAACCTGTTTAACTCTATAGGGTCTTGTATTTCACTAATACTCACAGACGCCTGTAATAAATGCTCTTTTTTATTTAACTTATACGTAATATTAACCTTGTACTGCCACTCATCGGCATCAGCGTAAACGTTAGCTGCGACATTCAAATCATTGTTTATTTCTACAGAACTCAAATATTGTCTGCTTAGATCTTTTTCTAACTCCTTGATTTTATCCTGCGTAGTTTTCTTACGTTCCTTCTTATCCAAATCGTTTATTAGGTTTTGATGGACTTTTTTGATTAGTTCGCTATTTCTCATATACTTATTTTATACGTAACTGAGCCTCGCACAAGTCGTTTTGAAACCTTTTTTGGGTACTGAGAAGTCATCTTGGACATTGTACGTCCAAACGTAATCTTGTTTAAACTTCTGGTAAACACCTTTAACTCATCGAAAGTCTCCATTGTCCCCATAAGCTCACTTACATTACCTTCCCAAGGGTCTTCGTTACTCCTCAACTTCCACCAAAACTGAATCATCTCCCAATCACGTTGATCGGCGGATAAGTCCTTGGCCATAGATATAATATCAGGGTGGTGATAAGTGTTTATCCCAAACCTGCCGGAAGCCCCCTCAACAACCTCTTTTGGAGGTCTATACTCATTTTTGATATATGCAAGAGCATGAGGAAGCTCCCGGTCTATTATGTCCTCTATTTGTCTGTGTGTTTTCCCTCTAAACCAAGGTTTGTAATTATTAGACATTTTAACAATCATTAACTTGTCTAGAATCGTACCATCAAGATTAGGTAGTATAGATAATGAATCAGCGTCTGTATTCGTCGTTAAAACAACCCGCCCACGTCTTTCGATGTCTACAGGCTCTCTATACATCGCTCTAACAGTCATTTTTGGGGATGCGGTCAGCTTTTTGATCATTTCACTGAATCTACGATGTTCCGACAAAGAAGACGCTGACGCATTATCATCAACATACCAAACAGCACTTTCTGCTAATTCCTTGTTAAAATTTTCCTTACCTGTTAAGAAGGCTCCTGCATCAGCTCCCCCACTAAATATCTTGGGTAATATGTATGTCGCAAAAAGAGATTTACCATAATCAGCGTCTCCAGCCATTATTAACGAATGCCCGGCTTGCGAATCACCCCTTTCTGCGGAGCTATAAAAGTGTTGTAACCAAGAAAACACATAATGACTTGATCTAGGGTCATCCATCCACTCATTGAACCAATCAAACAAAGTAGGCCATAACTCGGGGTTTGGGTCGGCTGCTGGAGGTAAAACCCTGACATGTGCGTGAGTATTGATATACCTTTTAGCACCAACATTGACTACCTCTTCAAAGTTAAACAAAAAAGGGGCTGCGCCGTGAATTCGACGTTCGTCTTGTACATAAACAATAACTTCGTCTATCTCAGTAGCAGCATCCCCCTTTTTGCGTGGCTTGCTTGAGAAACCAGCCAGTCTCAGGCGGGTGATAAAGTCCTCCTTTAACACTGGGCTCCAAACTTCTCTCCCATCCTTCACCCAATACTTCTGACCATCGAACCAAGTATCGGCAACCGCTTCAGCGACCTTTTTCTCTCTGTACTGTTCAACAAAAGCTTCACCCAATATCTCTGACCAAGACACAAAAGACTTACCTGCCCTAGTCGAGTAACACCACATACCACCCAACTGCACAATACAACCTACCCGGTCTACTTTATCATCTATCCAAAACAGTGGACCCCTGCACCCAACATCAAATTCTCCAGCCCATCTCTTACCAAAATCAGGGTACACTTCCTGTATTTTCTCATGAATAACATCCATTGGTATGCTAACTTTACCCTTAGGTCCCGATGTCTTTTTCGCACAGTCAAAAAATAAAGTTTCTAACTTCAATTCGTCAATCGGATCAGACACCTTTGTCCAAGAGGAACCTAACTCCCAACACATGGCTGGATTACGCGATGCAGCGTCATAACCGTCCACCAAAGTCTTGGCTCTTGTCTTCACCAGCAACATATCATACAACTTATTTAAAAAAGCCTCGTTATCCGAAGGCAGACCCTTAGAAAACTCCCAAACCCCTCTAACTTTACCAGAATAGGTTTTTGTCATGTAAGTAGGCTCCCAACCCACTGCACACTTCATCCCATCGATGATATCCTTTAGTGTTTTGTTAGGGAGAGAGTCATCATCATAATCAGCACAAAAACCATAAATTCTATAAGGCGGGTTAGAACCAGACACCCTATGATGTGGGTTTACCCCCTCAACGAGGGTATAAAAGATGTGTTTAGTTGCTGGATCTTTACACCACTCTCTAAAACCCTCTTTTGAGGAGAATGATGGTATTTTTGATTGTAATGTTGCTGGATGTTTTAGTGATACTTTGGCTGTTTTGCTAGTGTGGTTTTCGAGTATGTAATATTTCATTTATTTCGTATATCTTTCCATTTGTTCTACATCAGTACCTAGAGGCAGTGACTTACACCACTCCGGCGGCTCAGACATAATTCTATCTATGTCCTCTGCGGCCTCTTTTGCATTATCCAAGTCAGCTTCAATCACCACCTCATCGTGGACTCTCAAAACAACCCTGTGACCAGCTTTTCGGAGGGCAAGTACTCTATCCATAAAAACATCTCTGGCAAATGCCTGAGTAGCATTTTCAATCAAGGTTCCTTTCCAAAACCTCAATCTTTGCATCTTACCTCCTCTAGGTATTTCAGCAGATAGCCCTTTTTCAAGTTCTACCCGCCTATATTTCATAGTTCTCCCGGAGGGAAGACCAATTTCATAGTCTCCTCCGTTCGATTCACGCATATCTCTTTCCATAGAAGCCCAAAGTTTTACCAACTCAGGCATCTTAGATCTGAAAGTACGTACCATTGAAGTGGCATCATCGTACTCAACACCAGTTATGAGTGAAAATTTGTTAGCAGACATCGCAAACTGACATCCTAGACACATCTGTTTCATTGTGTGCCTTAATGTTGGGTTTTGGATTTTGAGTGGTGCTGAGTCTTTATACATACCAAAAGCTCTAGCTTGCGCCTCATACCAGTCCATTCCCTGCCTCGCAAGTTCCAACATGTCGTCTTCACCCGCTAACCAAGCCGCACAACGTGCCTCAATTTGCGCTAGATCAGAAACTAGAAGGGTTTTACCCGCTCCAGCCCTCACACAAGACCTTAAATCGACCCCATACATACCACCTCTAGGTAAATTCTGCATATTAAACCCAGAATCACCACTATCTCTGCCTGTATGAGCTCCAAAATACTTCATTCCGTACGGGAGCCTGCCATTTTCTATTCTACCTCCCATTGTCTCAAATTTCTTTAGTAGAGAATTAGCTCCCCTAAGATCGTGAGTTGCCTCAAGAACTTTACCCTCTTCCGGGTTATCTTTGATCCACTCAATAACTTCTGGATCAGTCTTTGCCATAGAAGCTGGAGGCTCTTTCCCCTGAGAGCGGCACCATGCAGACCATTCTTTTGGAGAAAGAGCTCCTGCCTGTGCTTCGGTCCACGGCAATACTCTAATAGAATCGCAAATCTTTTGAGAGAGTATTCCTATAGACTTATGAATTTCTTCTTCGTCTATAGGAACCCCATCCCAACACATCCTTGTGGTCTCTCTGGAGAGGTCTCGCTCCCACTCAGGCCACGATGATTCATTCTCTTTCCACAAGCAAGCACACCCTTTAGCGTCAAACAGGGCATATTTAGCGAGCTCTATCTTCTCTTCTTTATCTAAATCCTCAAACTGCCTACCTTTCATGTTATCCCTGACTTCTTTAGACATGACCAAGCCAAGAGATTCTTTTAAGGATTCCTTTAACGATCTCGGATATCCTGAGTAAGCAGCCATATCTGCTGTGCAGTGCCACTCTTTAAATTTAGTTGGGGGAATGACGCCAGTGCTTATTAAATGATCATGCACTGGTTCGTCAAACCCCCTATTGTGTGAGAGAGCTATAACCCCCTCAAGTTTGTCCCAAGGAGCGTCCTTGGGATGCCCTACCCACGCAAAGTTGTCATCACAATATATTGATACCATGTAAGCATCGAAATTGTCATGTTTTAAATAGTTCTGAAGACCGTCTGTAATTGTGCAGTCTTTATCATAGTATGTTTCGTAATCAATACCTGCGTACATGGGTTAGCTACTTTATCACGTTTCTAGATTTTTTAGATTATTAAATATTAATGTAAATCGACACTGGATGTTCAATGTAGGGAGAATCCAAAGAAAAACTCCCTTGTCCGAGGCTCTCCCTCGACTCTATTTCCAGTGCCATTTGGTTTTGGTGAACTAGATGATCACTCTAGGGAACCTAACTTCCCCTTGTCCAAGGATCTCCCTTGACTCTACTTCTAGTTCGGGAGTGTTAAAAAACCCAAGGGAACAACAACGAAGCACCTTGGTAGAAAGAAACACTCCAAATTAATATTACTTTATACTCTCGATAAACTGAAGTTCATCATCATCAAGTCTTCCTGATCTTTTCATAACAGGAGCAAACCAAGACACATCACCCTCGGTTCTTAACTTAGATGTGAAAGACCACGCTGTAGTCCAAACTCCACTACCTTTAGCAAAAGCTGCGTAAGTAGCTATCTCTTTAGCTGTTGGTTTATACGCTGACTTAGATGCAGTGTAAATAGCTAAAGCATAATAGTTGCCGTCGTTCTCGTAAGGGAACAACTCCAAAGCGTCTTCTTCAAGTCCTTCAGGAGCTTGAATCAACATTGTTATGTGAGCAATAGGTCTACAAAAGTTTGGAGAACCCCACTCAAGTGAGTAACCTGCGGTGTGAACCTCTTCTTCAGTGTTGAACACTTTAGGAAGTTCCTCAGAACCCCAAGCAACATCCTCTTGATACTGCTTCACCATATTTGTTACAATAACCCTCAAAGGCTTATCTTTAAGAGTTAGGGTAGCTTCTTTGTTTAGAACAATAGCTCCCGGAGTAAAACCTTCATCAACTAGTGCTGATGTCTTAGCAACAATATTAATCCTAGGAAGGTTTATATCAGAAGCGTCAAACTCCCCAGCTAAACCAGCCTCGTTTAATTGTTGATCTGTTAGGGTCAACTCTCCCTTGTCAGAATCCTGTACTATAATAGCACCCTGATCCTCTTCAGTTACTGTAACCTCTACAACTTCCTCCTCTTTTTTAGAAGCTGCTTTCTTTGCCGGGCTCTTTTTACCCTTTTTTTCCATTTCTGCGAATGATGTTTTTGCCATTTTATTTATATTTATTTTTATTATTTACTATTTTATTTCGGATAAGAACTGAGAATCTTTAGCGGTTTCAATAGCACCAAGTCTATGGAGCTCTGACATCACTTCTGATACCCTTTCTTTTTTCTTACCACGAGGGGTCTTATCAGACACCAGTTTCTCCAGTTTGCCAACTGGAAATTTTTCAATTCCTTCTAGGAAATCTTCTACGTCTACCATATCCTTAACAGCCCCGAAAGCGGCTAGTGCAGATGTAATAGATCTTCTACCTCTTCTTTCTTTAATTTCAAATCCCGGTATTTCTACACCATCCTCCATAGCCATCTTTTTAGCAGCATACTCAACTCCAGCAGCCCATTTACGTACTATAGGGACTGCCTTTAACATATCTGCAATAACTTTAGGGTCGGTGCAATCACTACCATGAATGTCCTCAGGCATATCTAAAAAGTCTTTAGCTGAAGGAGCGTATTTCTTAGCGGTCTCTAAAGATAGTTTAGCTAGAGAAGGACAACGACCAGCATTTTTACAGTAGTTACATATCTTTAACTGAGGAATGAGTTCATTAGGGTCTGCGTCTGAAAAACACGCCCTAACTTTCTTGGCCCTCTTAATTACATTGGATATAGCGTGAACCACTTCATCCATATCTTTCCGTTCAAAAGTGTGGAACAATATTTCATCCCTACGACAAGCTATAAAGTAAAAGTGTATTGTGTCTAACTGCGGAAACCTTTGAAAGGCACCCAAAGCATACGCCTTTGCTTGCCAGTTATCTTGAGGTTCATCAACAGCCATTTGACCAGTCTTATAATCAATTTGAACTGCTTCAGTTCCGTTAACTGTAAGTCGATCACAAGTACCAAAAGTCTCCTCGCCTGTTAGCTTCATTGTAAGCCTAATCTCTTTATAGTCATCTAACTCACCAAAGTTCTCTGAGTAGCCGTGGTTATCGAATATAGCCTCTTCAGCGTTTCTACAGCCTTGAGCTAGGGAAGACTCATAGTCGTTTAAATTAGACCAATCTCCGGTCTCTAACGCCTCATGTATCCTAGTTCCCATCTCTGCGGCAGGGTTAGTACCACTTTCACCTTCGTAACCGGGACAATGAGCGGACATTTTAATCGAAGAAGGGCCATATTCAGCGTGAGCTTGCTCTTCATCGACGACAGTTTGTTTTTTATCTTCCATATTAGTAGTATTATATACGTCATTTTGCGAATGAAGCAACTTTAAATTTTCAATTTTTGTCATCATTGAATTAACAATGCTAGTTTCTATAGTTTTTTCAGCTACTAACACCCTCTGAACACTTTCAGACATTCCCCCCAAACGATCTACACGCCCTAAACATTGATGAAAGTCTTTAGCATTATACGTAGGACTTATTAGAGCTAATCTGGGAGACTCTCCTGTGGTATCATGTAAACTAACCCCAACACCACCCGCAGCGGTATTACAGAGGATTACTTTTACTTTACCAGTTTGAAAAGCTTTTATAGCCGAATCTCTCACATCTTTATTCTGGCCTCCCTGCACAAAAGTGTGGTTTTCTTTAAGCCTGCGGGACAAAGCGTCTATTGAATCAGTAAAGTTTAAGAAAACAGCTACAGCATTTCCAGCTTCCCTAGCCTCGGTAACCATATCAGCAATGTCAGGAACCTTTAAAAGCTCTATTTCCTGCCTTAACCGTAATATTTTAGTTAAAACTATGGGTTCATCCCCATCACCTTCTTTTCTAGCCTCTAGTTTTTCTATTTCAGGTTCTAGTTCCTTAAAAAGGCTGTTTATTTTAGCTTTTTTGCCAAACCTAATGGGGTCTGTAACTATTCTAGTCTTTTGAAAGTGTGTGCCTAAATCTTCTCTCGTAAGCTTATGCCCACGTTCTGGGTATATAAGTTTATTAAGTTCTTTTAGTTTTCCCCTATTTCTTTCTGGAAAGTTTAAAGAGTTCCACCGATCAAACTCACAACCCCAATTTTGAGCCCAAGCCCAGAAGTTACTTAGACTATGTAAACTCAACGTAAACCCTAGAGCTCTCATCTCTCTAGGGTCTTCAGCAGCAGTAGCTGATAGCAGTAAAATCTTAAAACCCTGCTTTTTAGCTGCAATAAGCATATTTGCGTTCAACGTACGAGTCCCTTTAGCCTTGTGACACTCGTCAAACACCAATAAAACCTCTTTTGGGTCCAAATTTACCCATTTAAACGCCTTTTTACCTACTTTTTTGATCCAATTAGTATTTCCAGCCCTTAATTTTTCCCAGTTATAAACGCTATAATCATTTACACCTTGTTTATCTAATGTGTCCTCCCAAGAAGCTATTACCGTTTTCGGGCAAACCACGAACGGGGTAAGAGCCATGGTTTTAGCAATTTCCACCGCTTTGAGCGTCTTTCCCGTACCCGTGTCGGACGAATCGAGAGCGGCTCCGTGTTTTTTGAGGGCTTCAACGAGGGCTTTATGTGATTTTTTCTGAGCTGGATAGAGTGTTAGCACCGTATAGAGCAATTAAAACTGCGTCACAATTTTTTAACGTCCACTTTGTTTGAGGGAAGAATCTCCCAGCAGCGTCCTTTAGAGCAGCTTTTCTTTGTGTTTTTATTTTTACTTGAGGTAATCCTAGTGATTTTTGCCATTTTTGGGGTAAAACTTCGTGTAGAGGTATTTTTAATGTTCTTATTACACCTCGTTCAAATCCATAATTTTGAGCAAACTTCCATGTAGAAGCTACCCCCTGCCCCGGAAAAGCATTTACTTTTTCTATAAATGCAGCATCTATCTTTTCTTTAGACGCTTCTTCTAGGACATCTATAAAGTCCTGTTCTGTAGAGTAGTTATTAATTAACGTGGGGATGTCGTTTTCTAATATGACTAAAGCACCCCCTACTCCCGGATCAACTCCCAATATTCTCACTTAGTATTATAGGTATTAATTCTTTTACTGTTAATTTTCTTTCTTCTGCTATTTCTTCTAATTTTATTTGTGTCTCTTTATTTAATATAATTTTGTGTTGAAAAGATTCGCCTACTTTATTCTCAACTAAATCTGTAACTAGTTGACTTAAAGAACCTCCTGCATCAGCGGCATATTTTTTACCATTTTCTACAGTTTCTTTAGGCATATACAAAGTTACCTTTGTTGGTTGTTTAATGTTTCCGGATCTTGCCATACATAAGTATTTAATTCGTCTAAATGCACAAGGCAACTAGAAAGTTTAAAATTTGCGTGTAAAGTTAAACGTGCCTATTAAAAAATACGGGTATCAATTTCCAATGGGAACCAATGAAGTTACTATGGAGCTTCATGCGTTTTTAAATGACCGGGGCCCCGAAAACGGGGGTTTAGGTCAATTTGAACATTTTAGAAATGCAGCAGACCTTTTGTGGAATGACCCTCAAAAACCAACGTCTAGAAATTTTATATGGTCTCCTTGGGCAGAAGACATGTTGTACGAAGCTTGCGACAACCAGTATCTTTCTATAGCAGGATGTGCTTCTTCTGGAAAGTCAGACACTATGGCTTTGTGGGGGATAATTAATTATTTAGCAGATCCCT